TCAGCTTGGCGGTGGAACGGACCAAGACGTTCCCGTGGTCCAGGAAGATCTTCATCGTGTCCACGCCCACCACGCAGTTCGGTAGGATCACCACGGAGCTGGAAGACAGCGACATGGTGTTCGATTACTGGGTGCCGTGTCCCCATTGCGGTGAGTTCCAGGTGCTCAAGTGGTCCCAGGTGAAGTGGCCGAAGGTTCCGAAGGAGGATCCGGACCGGCTCAAGATCATCGAGGAGGCGGCCCACTACGAGTGCGAGGCGTGCGAAGGCGTCATCGAGGACCATCACAAGGCGGATATGTTGGCGGCGGGAGAGTGGCGCCAGGTCGAGGATGGAACCAGACGGAGAAAGATCGGCTTTCGACTCAGCAGTCTCTACAGCCCTTGGGTGAAGTTCGGCCGGATGGCCGTGGAGTTCCTGAAATGCAAGGACTTCACCGAGAGATTGCAGAACTTTGTGAACGGCTGGCTCGGGGAGCCGTTCGAGATCCGGGGCGAGCGTTTCGACGCCGAGCGGATCCTCATGCTTTCGGATGAGCGCCCTCGGGGCCTGGTGCCGGAGGATGCCATCATTTTGCTGGGTGCGGCCGATGTCCAGAAGGACGGGTTCTATTATGGGATCCGGGCGTTCCGGGCGGATGAGTCCTCTGCGCTTGTCCATGAAGGCTACGTGGAATCCTTCGAGGCCCTGGACCGGGTATTCTTCGGGCGGACGTATCCGGTGGAAGGCGGCGGCGAGGCGGCGGTGGCGTTCATGGCCATCGACTCGGGGTTCAGGACGGACGAGGTCTACAAGTGGGCCAGGGGGAGAGGCCGGTCGGTGTACGTGTTCAAGGGCGCGACCCATGCCATGAAATCACCCTACCGTCCGACGCGGATCGATTATTCCGTTCGGGGGAAGCTGGTCACCGGGGGTCTGACCGTTTGGCTCATCGATACGGCCTACTACAAGAACATGCTTTCCGGCCGCATGTCCAGGCAGCCCGGGGAGCCTGGAAGCTGGACCGTGCATTCGGAGATCACCGGTGACTACGCGGAGCAGATGTGTTCCGAGCAGCTGGTGGAAAAGGTGGACCGCAGGACCGGCGTTCGGAGGCATGAGTGGGTGCTCACGAATCAACACGCCGCGAACCATTACTGGGACGTGGAGGTGTACCTGATGGCGCTCTCTCAGATTATCGGGCTGGGGAAGAAGATTTTTGAGAGAGTGTTGACCGTCTCGCGCCCTGCCGGCAGGGTCCTGAACGAACCGGCAGGAGTCCGAGGCGGCGCCGAACGGGAAGAAAGGCCGCTCGTGCATCGGATGAAGATATTGCGCAGCAGGTGGATGACGGGATAAGAGGGGGGAACTACATGTCGGAAAATTTCCTGAAGGGCAAGGAAGCGATTTCGGCGTTCGTCGGTCGATCCTGGAAGGTGGTTCACGAATGGATCCGGGAGCGGGACTTCCCGGCGCGCAAGATCAACGGCGTGTGGGAATCGGATCCGCAGTTGATCGTGGAATGGCGTCGCAGGGAGATACTGGGGAGGTTGGGGGCGCATGAGGGTTTGAACTGTTCTCTCGATAGTTGACTATTCTTGCGCATTCATACATAATTCGAACATGAAACGCAAGCTCGTTAGCCTTCACGAAGCCGCCGTGGAGGCATCCCAATGCTGATCGCTCACAAGATCGCGCTCGATCCGAACAACGTGCAGGCCACCTACTTTGCCAAGGCCGCAGGCACGGCGCGCTTTGCCTACAATTGGGCGCTGGCCGAGTGGCAACGGCAGTACGAAGCCTGGAAACAGGACAACAGCTTGCCCAAGCCATCGCAAGCCGCACTACGCCGTCAGTTGAACGCCATCAAGCGCGAGCAATTCCCGTGGATGCTCGAAGTCACCAAGTGCGCACCGCAGATGGCGATTATGCAATTAGGCAAAGCGTTCGAGAATTTCTTTGCAGGCCGCGCCAAGTACCCTAAGTTCCGCAAGAAGGGCGTGCACGACCGGTTCACGCTCACCAATGATCAGTTCAGAATCGACGGCTGCCGCATACGTATCCCCAATTTGGGATGGGTGCGTATGCGCGAGTCGTTGCGCTTCAATGGCAAGATCCTGTCGGCCACGATATCCCGTGTGGCCGACCGCTGGTTTGTCAGTATCACCGTGGATGTTCCCGATCAGCCCCATTTACCCAAAGCCGAAAACCAAGGCGTGGTGGGGGTGGACCTGGGTGTATCCGCGCTCGCAACGCTCTCGACGGGAGAAACCATCACCGGTCCGAAGCCTCACAAGGCGCTGCTGACCCGGTTGCAACGACTCTCGCGCAGTCTGAGCCGCAAGCAAAAAGGATCAGCAAATCGCAAGAAGGCCAAGGCGAAGCTGGCACGTCTGCACGCCAGGATCGCCAACATCCGGCAGGACGCCCTGCACAAGCTCACGACGGACCTCACGCGCCGATTCCACACAATCGGCATCGAGGATCTGAACGTGCGCGGTATGGTGAGGAACCGCCATCTGGCGCGATCCATCGCCGATATGGGCTTCTTCGAGTTCCGGCGGCAACTGGAGTACAAGGCGACGATGCGTGGCGGCGTGGTGGTGGTGGCTGATCGTTGGTTTGCCAGCAGCAAGACCTGCTCGGCGTGCGGATCGGTGCAGGAGGCTATGCCGCTATCCGTGCGGCAGTGGATTTGCCCGGACTGTGGCACACGCCATGACCGCGACCTAAATGCCGCAATCAACCTGAAGAACATGGCCGTGAGTTCCACGGTGTCAGCCTGTGGAGAGGAAGGCTCTGGCCCGGCGCGCAAGCGCCAGGCGAAACCAGCCCCGATGAAGCAGGAAGTCAGCTTTGTTCCTGTTTGGGCAGGAATGAGTAAGTCTGACGGAACGGTCCTTCCTGAGTGGAAAATCCGGAAAAAAAAACCCGTCAATGGTAAAATACGTGCATTCTGCGGTCATGGCCAGTCATAGGCGGTCATAGCCGGCTAAGCACGGAATCGGCCGAAAAGCGGGTGTTATCCTCCTCGGGAGGATGGCACCCGCTTTTTTTATTGGGAACGCGAAGAGATGGCCTACACGGAGACTGACCTTCAGAGCGTGCAGCAGGCGATCCTGGCGTTGGCGTCGGGAAAGCGCGTGGCGTCGGTTCGGATCGGCGATACCACGGTGGAATATGGTCAGGTGGATCTGGAAAAGCTCCGCCGCTTGGAGGCCCAAATCCGGTCAGACATACAGGCTGCGGCCGGCAGGAAGCGTTTCGTCCTGACCGCCACATCCAAGGGGTTGTGATGGCGCCGAAACCACCCGGAAGGGACCCTCGATTCCTCCGCGTCCTGGATCAGTTCGGTCGTCCGGTTCCGCGCCGCATGCTCACCGCGGACTACGAGGCGGCGTCCTTCGGACGTCGGCTGGCTTCGACATGGGGAACCTCGACGGCCGGGCCCAACATGTCCCTGGCGTGGACGTTGGGAACCATGCGGGCCAGATCCCGTCAGCTCGTGCGAAACAAGGACATTTCCTCCGGAGCCGTGGACACCTGGGTGTCCAACCTCATCGGCACCGGCATCACCCCACGCTGGCAGATCGAAGATAAGGCGCTCAAAAAGGACCTGCAGGTTCTGTGGGCCGATTGGATCCAGGAATCGGACGCGGACGGAATGCTGGACTTTCACGGCCAGCAGGCCCTGGCGGCCAGGGCCATGGTGGAATGCGGCGAGGCCCTGGCGAGACTCCGAATCCGAAGGATGGAAGACGGGTTGGCGGTTCCGCTTCAGGTGCAACTCCTGGAACCGGACCATCTGGACGAGACCTACTCCGGCACGGCCGAAAACGGAAACCCCATTCGCATGGGGATCGAATTCAACCGGATCGGCCGGCGCGTCGCCTACCACCTCTTCAGGGATCATCCCGGAGACGGCCTGGGATCGACCGAAAGAACCCGCGTTCCGGCAAGCGAGATCTGTCACGTCTATCGACCGCTTCGGGCAGGTCAGCTCCGGGGAGTCCCCTGGATGGCGCCGGTGATCCTGACCTTGCATGAGCTGGACCAATACGAGGACGCCGAACTGGTCCGGAAGAAGACGGCCGCCATGTTCGGCGGGTTCATCACGCAGCCTTACGACGAGGACGATCTTTCGCCGTTGGGTCTTTCCTCCGGGGCCGACGCACAAGGAAGGGATCTCGTGGCCCTGGAGCCCGGGACCTTTCCGGTCCTGGATCCCGGCATGGACATCCGGTTCGCCGAGCCGGCCGACGTGGGCGGTCAGTACGAGGCCTGGATGACCCAGCAGCTTCGGCGGATCGCCAGGGGCGTCGGCATCACCTACGAGCAGCTGAGTGGAGATCTTCGCGGCGTTACCTACTCGTCCGTTCGGGCGGCGCTGCTGGAATTCCGGCGGTTTTGCAAGCAAATCCAACTCCAGGTGCTTGCGTTTCAGTTTTGCCGGCGCGTGGCGGTCATGTGGATGGACCTGGCCGTCCTCTCCGGCGTGCTGCCCATCCGAGACTACTGGGACAACCGCAGGAAGTACCTTCGCATCACCTGGCGGCCGGACGGCTGGGACTGGGTGGATCCATGGAAGGATCAGAAGGCCGAGCAGTTGTCGGTGCGGTGTGGGTTCAAGAGCCGGGCCCAAGTGATCGCGGAACGCGGGGGAGACGTGGACGTGGTGGATCGGGAACTCGCGGACGACAACGCCCGGGCGGATGATTTGGGCTTGGTGCTCGACAGCGACCCCAGAAAGACGTCCACGTCCGGCGCCATGCAGGACGCCGAGGACGCCTTGCTCTGGAAGGAGGACTGAGACATGGCGCACCAACACAATTCCAGGACGGCTGAAAACGAGCCGGCGTGGTCGTCCGTGGACAAGACGGCACTTCCCCGCGTCGCCCACGCCGACATGGGGGAACCCGGCAAGAAGAGCACGTGGCGCTATCCCCACCACTGGATCAAGGGAGGAACGACGAAGGACGAGGACGGAATCTGGGTGGACGGGGAAATGTACCTGCACAGTGGCGGCCTGAATGCGGCCTGGGCTGCGGCCAACGGGGCCAGGAGCGGAGAAAAGGCCTCCAGGGAGGTTCTGGATCATCTCCGTCGACATCGAGAGGCGCTGGGGCTGGAGGAGCATGCCGACGTGCTGGTTCGGGAGGCCATGCGGAGAAGGGCAAGATTCGCGAAATGAAGAGGATGAAGGAGGCGAAGATCATGATACCGACCCTGCCCCACGTCTCGTCCAGGATCTTCAACACGCCGCTTCTGGTGGACGCCGGGAAGCTCCAGACGATCCTGGGAGTATTGAGCCAGAGGACGGGCCTGGAGATTCAAGGGCCGCTTCCGGTGGAGGCCGGCTCCGGCTTGGCACTTCAGGGGTCCAGAAACAAGGTGGAGTCCGACAGGATCTCCGTGATCCAGGTGCACGGGTCCCTGGTTTACCGGTCCATGGGTCTCAGTCCTCAATCCGGTATGCGCTCCTACGAGGACATCCGCGAGGATTTCCGGGCCGCGCTGGAGGACGGAAACACGGTGGGGATCCTCTTCGACATCGACAGCCCGGGCGGCGAGGTGTCCGGGGTTTTTGACCTAGTGGACGAGATCTATCAGGCGCGCGGGATCAAGCCCATCTATGCCGTGGCCAACGAGGCGGCCCTTTCGGCGGCCTACGCCATCGCCAGCGCTGCAGACGAAGTCTTCGTCCCTCGCACCGGCTGGGTGGGATCCATCGGCGTGATCGCCGTCCACGTGGATCAATCCGGGTTCGATCACAACATGGGCATCCGCTACGAGCCGATCACGGCCGGAAGCCAGAAGGCCGCGTTCGACCCGCATTCCAATCGTCTGAGTCCCGAGGCCAGGCAGTGGCTCCAGAATTCGGTGAACGAGACCTACGGGATGTTTGTGGAAATGGTGGCGCGGAATCGCGGACTGGAAACCAAGGCGGTGATGGGGACGGAGGCCCGCGTTTATCAGGGCCTGAACGCCGTCCAGGTCGGTCTGGCAGACGCCGTCATGAGCATCGGCCAGGTGATCGCGAAATTGGAGAGAAAAGGAGGGGCAAGGATGATCACGCCGAAAATCGACATCAAGGTTTCCGAAGAAGAGAAACCGGTGCTCGGAGCCGGGGAACAGGAACCTCAGGCGCCAGGGGAGGAGAATGCCGAAACCATGGCAGTCCCCGATGAGGAGCGGGAACAGGCGAAGGCCGGGGCCAGGGCGATCCAGGTGGATGAGGCCGCCATCAACGCCGAGCGGGAGCGCGTGGCCGGGATCATGAAAATCTGCAGGACGTTTGGCGCATGGCTCCCGAAGGGGATGGAGGAAAAGCTCATCGAAAACGGAACCGGCCTGGACAAGGCCAGGGAAATGGTCCTGGACGCCATGGCCGAGGCCCAGGAAAAGAGCGGCGTCATTCGTTCGGGAGTGGATCCCATGATCACTGGGGAACCGAACCCGGTTGTCGCGGAGGCCGAGCGGCGAAGCAGGGGCGTCAATAGCAAGGCATAAGATGACGGGAGGTGGAGAAAATGGCGGCTTTGACTGAAGGAAATCGACTGGGGGACATCCTCTACTGGGAAGAGGACAACAGGTTTTCCAGGGAGAAGGTGACCGTGGCGTCCGGAGAGAACCTGGCCATCGGAACCGTGGTGGGGAAGGTGACGGCCACCGGCAAGGTGGTGCAGTTCGACCCCGCCGGCACCGACGGGAGCGAAATCGCCTACGGCATCGTGATCGACAACTACGATGCCACGAACGGAGACATGGAGGGCGTGGCCATCGTTCGGGACGCCATCGTGAATCCGGACAATCTGGTTTGGCCGGACGGCGCCACTCCGGAGCAGATCTCGGCCGCCCTGGACGGTCTGGCGGCCAAGGGCGTGATCACCAGGGAAACGGCCTAAGGGAGGGATGAAAGATGCTGAATCCGTTTGAAACCGATGCTTTCAACATGGTGTCGCTCACCAAGGCGATCAACCTGCTTCCCAACAACTACGGGAGGCTCCGGGAGATGGATCTGTTTCCCGGAAAGGGCGTTCCCACCCGCACCATCATCGTGGAGGAACAAAACGGCGTTCTGAACCTCTTGAAGACCATGCCGGTGGGATCTCCAGGGCAGCTGAGCGGCCACGGAAAGCGCAAGGTCCGGTCCTTCGTGATCCCGCACATTCCGGCGGACGACGTGATTCTTCCGGAGGACTACCAGGGGCTTCGGGCCTTCGGGTCGGAATCCCAAATGGAGACCCTGGCGAAGATGGTCAACGACCGGCTGCAGACGCTTCGGAACAAACACGCCATCACCCTGGAATGGCTCCGCATGGGGGCGCTCAAGGGGCTGATCCTCGATGCCGATGGGTCCACCCTCTACAACCTCTACACCGAATTCGAGATCACCCAGAAGGTGGTGGACTTCGAGCTCGATGTGGATGTCACCGAAGTGATCAAGAAGTGCATGGCGGTGAACCGGCACATCGAGGACAACCTCAAGGGCGAGGTGGCCACGGGAGTGCACTGCCTGTGCTCCGAGGAGTTCTTCGATGCTCTGGTGACCCACCCCGAGGTGGAGGACGCCTACAAGTATCACAGCGAGGCTGCGTCCCGTCTCGGGGAGGACAACCGAAAGGGATTCCGGTTCGGCGGAATCGTCTTCGAGGAATACCGGGGGCAGGCGACGGATCCCGACGGAAATACTCGAAGGTTCATCGCGGCCAACGAAGCCCACGCCTTCCCGGTTGGAACCATGAACACCTTCGAGACCCTGTTCGCCCCGGCGGATTTCGTCGAGACGGCGAACACGCTCGGCCTGGAGCTCTACGCCAAGCAGGAACCCCGGAAGTTCGGACGCGGGATCGACCTGCACACCCAGTCGAACCCCCTGCCGATCTGCTACCGGCCCGGCGTCCTGGTGAAGTGCACGATCTAGGCGGGGTGAGCGATGGGTTTGCGGGACATGGTGATGGAAGCCATAGCGGCCACGTTGTTCGGCGCTGAGGTCGGCGTGGCCGTTCCGGCGACTTATACGCCGGTCGATCGGGATCGTGGAATACGGCGAGAACCTGGACGAATGAGAGGTGGTGAGAGTGCTCCACGTGCAGATTGACCGATACCAATTGCAGTCCGTGACGCAGGCC